CGAGATGTAGAGAGGTCTCGTGGGCTCGGAGATGTGTATAAGAGACAGGCACAGAATTACATACTGAGGCTGATGCAGGACAAGGGCCGTAACCTTGTTGCAATGCGAAAATCCGATATTACTAACCGAGACAGTACATTCGCTGAACTGACTGGATCTCTTTATAAGATATTTGGAGATAAGGTCGATAATTATTGGAAAATCAACAGAAGTCCGTTGAGCCTTACATGTAAACATAACGGAAACCAGATTATATTCCGTGGTATGAACGACGATAGACAGCGTGAAAAGTTGAAGTCAATCACATTTCCACGGGGTAAACTTACGGATGTATGGCTTGAAGAAGCCACTGAATTTACGCAGGCAGACCTAGAGATAATAGATGACAGATTGCGTGGAGAATTGCCACAAGGGCAGTTCTACCAGATAAGAATGACCTTCAATCCAGTGAACAAAAACCACTGGATAAAGAAGGTCTTTTTTGATAGATACGATCCTGATGTGTTGACACATCACAGCACATATTTGGGGAATCGCTTCATAGATGCGGCATATCACCGCCGTATGGAGCGTAGGAAAGAAGTTGATCCTGAGGGATATCAGATATATGGACTTGGAGAATGGGGTGAGATAGGCGGTCTCATTCTGCACAACTGGGAAGTTGTAGAGGTATCTCAGAATCTTAATGATTACGATGATATAGCAATAGGTCAAGACTTTGGATTTAATCATGCCAATGCCATCCTTCTCCTTGGTATTAAGGATGACAACATATACATCATAGATGAGATATATGAGCATGAGAAAGAAACAGCGGAGATCATACCGCTGGCAATTAAGCATGCTATCCCAACTAATAAGATTATGTGGTGTGATAGTGCAGAACCGGACAGAATAAAGACCTGGAAGGGTGCTGGATATAGAGCCAAGGGGGTTAACAAAGGTGGTTCAAACGGATCTGTAAAAGCACAGATAGACTGGTTGAAAGGTGTGACAGATAAAAGCCACACAGTACGCAGAAGGATATATGTAGCCCCTCATTGTGTAAACACGATCAAGGAGTTGCAACAGTGGAAATGGAAAAAAGATGAAAAGACAGGCGAATATCTTGATGAGCCTGTACCAGTAATGGACGATGCAATGGCAGCTCTTAGGTACGGCATTGAGGGATGGCGCAAGTCTCGTTCATGGCTGATATAGATTAACATGAAGGAGATGGAAAAGGTGTTAACCACTGATGAAATAAAGGTATTGATTGATAATGACAAAACATCAGACAAGAAGCAGTTTGCCAGAATAGGCGAACGTTACTATGATGGCGATCACGACATAAAGAAGTATAGATTGTTTTACTACAATGCAGATGGCAAGTTAGTAGAAGATCTAACACGGAGCAATGTGAGGATATCGCATCCGTTCTTTACTGAGCTTGTAGATCAGTGTACTCAGTATGTGATGTCTGGTGATCGTTTTGTTGTAGCAGATGATCAGAAGCTACAGACCTATATGGATAACTATTTTAATAACAATGACAGTTTTATATCTGAACTATCAGACTGTATAACAGATAGTCAGGTAAAGGGCTGGGCATATATGTATGCATACAAAAATGCAAAAGATAAGATGGCATTTGCGGCGGCTGATGCGCTGGATGTAATAGAAGTCAGAGAAAAAGATGCGGACGATGGATGCAAATATACGATATACCATTACATTGAACGCATCGACAAGGGTAGGAAGATAATAAAACGCATACAGGTATGGGATGAAAAAGAAACATGGTTCTATACTCAGGTTGATGGTGGAGATATACAGCTTGATGAATCAAAGCAGGTAAATCCAAGACCACATGTATTATATACACAAGGAAAGAAAGCTACTACTTACTTTGATGGATTTGGGTATATCCCATTTATCCGGCTGGACAACAATAAGAAACAGTTTTCAAGTCTTAAACCGGTGAAACCACTTATAGATGACTATGACTTGATGGCTTCAAGCCTGTCAAACAATCTCATTGACTTTGATTCCCCAATCTATGCAATAAAAGGATTTGAGGGAGATAATCTTGATGAGCTTCAGACAAACCTTAAGACAAAGAAGATAGTTGGTTTGGGGGAAGAGGGCGGAATTGATATTAAAACTGTTGATGTCCCATATGAGGCACGACAGACGAAGCTTGAACTTGACGAGAAGAACATATACCGGTTTGGAATGGGGCTAAACACTGCTGGGCTTAAGGACACAAGTGCAACTACAAACATTGCAATTAAGGCAGCATATTCATTGCTTGATCTGAAAGCAAAAAAAATAGAGAAAAATCTCAAGAAGATGCTGCGTAAACTGGTTGAGATAGTCGTAGATGAGATTAACAATGCGGATGGAACCGCATATCAGGTTGAGGATGTCCGGTTTGAGTTTACTCATGAGATTATGAGTAATGCGCAGGAAAATGCACAGATCAAGCTGACAGAAGCACAAACCAGACAGGCAGAGATTAATACGATCTTGAGCGTTGCAAATGTGCTTGATGATGAGACTGTAGTTAAGGCTATTTGCGATTGGTTAGATATTGACTATGAGGAGATAAAAGACAAGTTACCGGCAAAGGAAGAAGACGATACGAAAAAAGCGCAGGATCTGTTGAAAGAGGTAAATGTAGAGACTGGTGGTGAAGAATAAAGATGGAGAATGTAACATATTGCAAAATAGATAGCAATTTGAGAAAGATTACACTTCCGGGAAATGAGAAGATACTCGGAGTATATCATGATAAAAATGTGACAAGAAAGCATTTTAAAATGCCGAGATATTATCAGGATAATGACATGTCTGAGTTCAGCATAAAGGTCAATTATGTGAATGAGGACAAGGAAACAGATTGTTATGCAGTCGATGACTTAGCTGTGACCGATGAAGATTATATCACATTTTCATGGCTTGTAGGTGCTACAGCTTGCAGAGTGCCTGGCATGGTTGGATTTGTGATCTGTTTTACTAAGGTAGATCACGAATCAAATATAACACAGGAATACAATACAGAACTTGCGGTTGGAAAGGTTCTCGATGGCTGTGAATTCGGAGAAGTGACTAATGATAAGACGGAAAAAGATATAATTGCACAGTTCCGTCTGTCATTGCAGCAATTAAAAGATGAGCAGGACAAAGCTGTAAAGGAAATAGGAACAAGCATTGATGCTCTTAACAGAAAATTTGAAGATAAATGCACAGAAGTTGATGGTTTGCTTGATACAAAGGCAAGCACAAAAGATGTGATTGTGAATCTTCTTCCAAAGAAGGCTGCCAGTACATTTACAAATATGGGAGTTACTATAAAAAATGATAACGAAGGAGTATATACAGTAAGTGGAACTGCTGAACAAAATGTATCTTTTGGTCTTTATAGTTGGATTGGTTCTAAAAAATTTAAAACAAAGCTGTTGGGTGCTCCGACTGGAAGTAGTATTGATACATACTATATAGACGCTACATATGTAGAAAATGCCTATAAAGAAGGAGTTATTATTGAACCCAATAAAATGATTGGAGTTCCACATATCGTTATAAAAGAAGGTGTAACACTGAACAATGTGAAGTTCAAACCAATGCTTACGGCATGCTTGGAAGCTACATATGACGACTATGTACCTAATGTTGCATCTCCAACCGCAACAACTTTTAGTAAGGTATTTTCAGAATTTGTTAATGCAACACAGAAAACAGAAAATGATTTAAAAAAATCTGTCAGTGATGGCAAGACATTGCTTGCGGAGGCTATCACTGAAAAAGGAATTGATACCGCAAGCACAGCATCGTTTAGCACGATGGCTAAGAATGTTAAGAAGATCCAGACAGCCGGTTACGGTGTGAGCGGTTATATTGATACGACAATATCAGCAAATGGTGAAATAATGGCAATTTACGGGTTGTATACCGTGGAAGAACAGGAGGCGAGTTAATGAGTGTCTTAGGATATAAGGTCATAAAACTTTATAAGGTAAAAACAGCACTTGGATCAAGTGCAGAAGAGTACGAGGCAGATATAACAGATGAGAAGATGCAGGAGATTGCTACAGCATTAGGTTGTAATTTACAGATAATGACAAGCGGTAGTAAATGGCTGCTTTATAAAGGTACTAATACGGACAATGGTTGGCTATGTCAGATCGTGTCAAATTATTTCGAAGTAAGAAAATACTTGAATGGTCAAATAACATCAGCGGGTACAACTGGAGCTAATATGCAGTGTAGGGTACAGCTTAATGTATCCTTACAAGTTAAAAAATTGGTGTTGCGATACTCAAAAGGTAAAAACGGAGCTACCATTTTTGAGTTTACAAATTATGAAAATGTAAATCTGGCATATTACATCGCAGAGGCGTCCGTCATTGGCACAGATGAAAAAATAAGTGTATATGGATATGTTTCAAGCGGAACCTATTCCTTTTCCTTATCAGATAGCACCTCAATAACTTATAGTCTTAATAACTATTATGGATTTGCTGATAACTTTGTGCTTATGAGTGTGATCCCATTAATAAATAAAAATGCTATTATTGATGGACTGTATAAGTGTGAAATTAACAAAGAACAAAATGAACATTATTTATTTGATTTGAATGGTAAAAAATATATGACAAGTGATAATGGAGAAACTTGCAAATTGGCAATCGAGCTTGATGATTCAATGTTAGAGTAATATGAACAAGAGACAGAAAGAAGTAATCGAGGAACAACTGCATAACGAGGAAAAAACTATTGCCAGTCTGAAGAATACATATAAGCAGGCATTGAAAGACTGTGAGCAGAAGATCAGAGAGTTGTCTGCAAGAACTGACATGGAGAATTTGCAGAGCATCATATACCAGAAACAATATCAGGAGGCTTTGAAAGCACAACTTGAGGGAGTTCTTGCCAACTTACAGTCAAATTCCTATGCAACGGTGTCTGACTACCTGACTAAGTGCTATAGAGACGGATACACAGGTGTCATGTATGACCTGCAGCAGACAGGTATTCCGATCATCATGCCGATAGATCAGGCGGCAGTTGTGAGAGCTATTCAGACGGACAGCAAGCTCAGTAAGTCACTCTACGACAAAATGGGCGAGGATGTGACATACCTCAAGAAAGCAGTTAGGGCAGAGGTATCAAGAGGTATAGCCAATGGATCAACATGGAATGAAGTAGCTGGTAAGCTTTCACGGCATATGGCAAATACACCATTCCAGAGGGCTTATAACAACTCTATCCGAATTGCAAGGACGGAAGGACATCGCATACAAGTACAGTCGGCTATGGATGCTCAAAAGATAGCTAAGAGTAAAGGTGCGGACATAGTAAAGCAGTGGGATTCTACGCTTGACGGCAATACAAGAGATCTGCATAGACTGCTTGATGGACAGATTCGTGAAATAGATGAACCTTTTGAGGTTGGTGGTCGTAAGGTAGATGCTCCGGGGATGTTTGGAGATCCGGCAGAGGATTGTAATTGCCGGTGCTGCTTATTGCAGAGAGCAAGATGGGCATTGGATGATGATGAGCTTCAGCGACTGAAAGATCGAGCGGAATACTTCGGGTTGGATAAGACAAAGAATTTTGAAGAGTACCAGACGAAGTACTTTAAGGTGTCGTTTGAGATTACGCATGAAAAAGAACAAAGTAAGCCAAAATATATTTATCAAGACACAGTTATTCATAAAAAAATAATAGAATCTCCGGATTACAGAAGAAAATTCAACCAAGTATCAGATAGTGATAGGGTTAATAGAATCGCATGGCAGCGATCAAAAGAAATGTTAACTCATCGTTCGGGAACAAGATACGAGGATATTGCTTTTGTTGACTATTTGACTGGAAAATCAAAAATAAATAAGGAATATCATGAGGAAAGTACAGCAAAGCCAAATAAAGGAATGATAGAAATGTTGTACAACAGCAAGCCAAATACAATCATAGCAATCCATAATCATCCAGGAAGTAGCGTGCCAAGTTTGGCAGATTTAATGACTTGCAAAAAACGTGCTTATAAATTTGGACTAGTTGTATGCCATGATGGGAAAATATATAAATATTCAGTGGATAAAGAGAAATTTAATGCGCCAATAGCGTCATCTGCACTTGCTCAATTAGAGATAAAGGGTTATAATGACAATGTGAGAAGTATATTTGAAGATGCTGGAGTAAAAATGGAGGTGTTATAATGGGTAAAGAGACAGAATATCAGAGAATATGCGATAAACTAGGCTTTATTCCATCGGAATTTAAAGCACCTGATTTTGAAACAGAGGATGATTCTTGGACTAACCCTTTTTCAGCTCTGACAGTTGAAGAAAACGTTTTTTTGTATGAGAACGGATATTTGAATAATAAATAAAGAACTAAAACATAATATTTAGTTAATTCAGACCATGATAAAAACATGGTCTTTTTTTATGCCCAAAATCGGCTTAAGGCGGTAAAACTGTGACGATAAAATAACTCCGGCAAGAGTGATAACTGCCATGTGTGGCTACAATTAAAGCCAAGAAAGGATGGAACAATGGAATTAAAGGAACTGTTAGGAGAAGAATTGTACAAACAGGTACAGGCGAAGATTGACGAGAAGAACAGCGCAGAGACGGATAAACTCAAGCATGTAAGATACACAGATCTGTCCGAGGGCAAGTACGTCAGTAAAGAGAAGTATGATTCAGAGCTTGAAAAACTCAATGGACTGATCACCGGCAAAGACACGGAGATTGGCAATGCAAATAAGCTCATTGAGGAACTGAAAAAAGCATCTAAAGGCGATGAGGGGATGCAGCAGAAGATTTCTACTTATGAAGCTGAAAATACAAGACTGCAGCAGGAACTTGAGGAAACGAGAGTTAATTCAGCTATTAAGGTTGCATTATTATCTGCTCATGTAAGTGATGTTGATTATGTTGCTTACAAATTAAAGGCAAACCTGAAAGAAAAGAATACGGAGCTTAAACTGGACGATGATGGCAACATCAAAGGATGGGATAGCATGCTTACAGATCTCAAGACACAGCTTCCGAACCAGTTTGAAAGTGCTGGAAGTAACCAGAAGAACATCCTTGAAAATCAGCTTCAGAAGGGTGATCCGAACGCAAATAACAGTGAGCCGAAGACACTTGCAGAGGCATTAAAACAGCAGTATGAAAATGCAAATAATAACCAGTAAAAGAAAGGAATGGTGAAAACTATGGCAATGACATTAGAAGAACTTAAGAAAGGTATGAGTGATAAGGTATTCTCACAGATCGTGGATATCTTCCTCAGACAGTCAACAATACTTCAGATGCTCACATTTGATGACTGTGTATCAGCATCAGGTGGTGGCTCAACAATGAAGTACAAGTATCTCAGAAAGGTACTTCCAGCAACAGCAGAGTTCAGAAAGATAGGTGGCTCTTACACTGCATCAGCGGCTACTAAGCAGGAGTGCGAGGCTAATCTTGCAATCATGGGCGGAGCTGTTCAGATGGACAGAGTGCTCAATAGAGTAGCAGGCAACTTTGACAATATGGCATATCAGATAGAGGAACATATCAAGGCAGTGGTAAACCTCTTCCACTATACACTGATCAATGGTGATGCAACTACAACAGCATCAACTGATCACCCTGAGTTCCAGGGACTTGATTCCATGCTCGCAGGAACAACGACAGAATACGGCACAGACAAGGCTATTGATCTGTCATCTATCACAGCGATCAAGTCTAATGCTGATGAGTTCTATGAGGCACTGAGCCTTCTTGTCAAGACTACAGATGCTGATGCAGTGCTTACAAACACAGAGATGATCACAAAGATTCAGACTGTAGCCCGTATCCTTGGATACAAGACTGAGAGTGAGGAAGCATTCGGAAAGCGTATCACTACTATTGATGGTGTCAAGCTTGTTGATATGCAGGACTATTACACTGTAAGCAGTGGTGCTGCAACTGCTGGCCATGTTGTCAAGAAGGGACTTTCAAGAACCATCGCAAAGGAGAGTTCGGCAACAACAGGTCTTACAGACGTCTATGCAGTCAAGTTTGACGTAAACGATGGATTTCACGGAATCAGCCTGAATGGTGGTTCTGTAATCGATCAGTATCTTCCAAACTTCAACGAGCCTGGCACTGTCAAGGACGCAGAGGTTGAGATGATCGCAGCTACAGTCCTGAAGAATACACAGCATGCAGGTGTACTCAGAAATATCAAGATTGCATAAGGAAGGATGGGTGATTGAATATGGCAACAAAGGAAACAAAGACCGTAGAACAGACAAGTGAAGTTATTGAGCCTGTAGTGGCAGAGCCAAAGACAGAGAGTGAGCCTACAGGCTGGACAGTATCTGTTAATGATAACGCTACTTACTGTGGAATTGGCGCCGGTGGTGTCCAGTTCGCAAACGGAAAGGCAGAGATCACATCAAAGCGTATGGCAGATTGGTTCACGGAGCATGACGGGTATACTGTTATCCCTAAGAAGTAAGGCGGTGGTCATATGATCATGACTGTCGATGAACTTAAGAAGTACGTAGACACCAAGGAGAAAGCTCCGGTGCTTGAGGCTAAGCTTCAGGCACTGGAACTCCTGATCAGAAAATATACAAATAATAATTTTCAGGACAGGAACAGGCGGTTTGTTGCTCCTGTGGACGCTGTGACAGGCTTTCAGTATGCATCTGAGCTGTTCAAGGTTGGCGACACTATACAGGTGTCAGAGTCACGCTACAACGATGGCTTGTACACCATCAAAGCTGTGGATATGGACAATGGACATATAGAGGTGAATGAGAAGCTTGTAAGCGAACCGGTCGCCATGGTGACAAAGATAGTATATCCGATGGATATCAAGCTGGGAGTAGCCAACATGCTTTCATGGGATTTGAACAACCGGGATAAGGTCGGTGTACAGTCTGAGAGCATCAGTAGACATTCTGTGACCTATTTCAACATGGATGGCGACAATTCCCTCATGGGATATCCAAAGTCACTTCTTGGTTTCTTAAAACCGTACATGAAAGCGAGGTTTTGAGATGCGAGGAATAGGCGGAAATGCAGTTGCAGATATACAGGTTAAAAGCATAACCAGAAATGAGATAGGCGAACAGGAAGTCACATGGATATCTGAAGATACCTTGACCGGATGGCTTGACCTCTCAGGCGGTGACAGCAAGTACACAACATACAATGCCAAGGTGCAGGAATCCACGCATATGTTCATAGCTGATTATAAACAGCTCAGTGACATGATAAAGTCAGAGAATAGCCGTATGGTGATTAATGGCCAGGTATATGACATTATGCTGATAGATGACCCCATGGGCATGCATGAGCAGCTTGAGATATATCTGAAGTATACAGGAGGGCAGTAATGGGAAATGTGGAGTTCACAGACAACAGAATAAAGGTTGAGGCAGCTCTGAATGATGCTATTGTTGCATTCCTGTATGAAGTTGCTGTAGAGGTTGAGGCTCAGACCAAGATAGCACAGACAAGAGTTGATACAGGTCACACCAAAGGCGAATGGACTCACTATGTCGATGAAGATAAGGGTGAGGCTGTAATTGGAAATCCTAGGGAGAATGCTATCTGGGAAGAATACGGCACAGGCGAATATGCTTTGAAAAAGAATGGCCGTAAAGGCGGATGGTGGGCTCCTGTGGGACCTGATGGAATGAGTTTAAAACAAGCCAGCAAATTCAGTAAGGTAAAAAAGGATAAGGCAGGAAATATAGTAGCTGTTTTTACCTATGGTAAGAAACCTCTCAGGCCTTTACAGAAAGCCTTCGACAAGAGCAAGAGCAAGATCATTAAGCGACTTGGATCTATTCTCAATCAGACATTTAGAGAGTAAGGCGGTGATGGCATGACAGGCGAGACATTATCATATATCAACAGTGTACTCACAGATGAGCTTGAGATTCCATATGCATTCATGGAGTGGCAGGACGACCCACCAGAGGCATACTTTGTCGGTGAATATTCTGAAGGTGATACACCTGAGGAAGATGGATGTCAGGAAATAACATTCATCATAGATGGATTCACAAGAGGCTCATGGTTCAGTCTGGAGAAGTACAAGCAGAAGATAGAACAGAATATTGAACGAACGGCAATCCTTGCAAGTGGTGCGGGGGTTGCCGTTTTTTATGGGAATGCGTCACCGGTGCCAACAGGGGATGCAGACCTCAAACGGATACAGATCAATTTGACGATTAAAGAATATAAGAATGGAAGGTGATTATAACATGGCAGATACATTAACTTTTGAAGAGTTCAAGTCATCCGGTATCACAGACAAGACACCGAAGAACATTGTGTTTGGTGCCGGAACGATTCACAAAGGGCTCAAGTATGACGCATCAAAAAAGACATGGAACTTTGCCGAATCTCTGATCGGTGCTACATCCGGCGGAACGAAGCTGTCTATTAAGCCGGAACTTAAAGATATTGAAGTAGATGGAGCAGTGGTTAAGGTTAAGGATTTGACGGTTAAAACTGGCGAGACAGCACAGATGGATACAAACATGGTGGAGCTGTCGCCTGAGACGATTAAGATGGCTATTATCGGGCAGAATGGCACATCAACAGCGGAAGGATACGATGTGATCGAATCCAAGGCAAGAATTGAAAAGGATGATTACATTGAGAACTTCGGATATATTGGAAGATTCTTAGATGGTCGTCCTGTTATCGTGATCTTTGACAATGCTCTCTGTACATCAGGCCTTGAGATAGAGGGCAAGAACAAGGAGAATGGCACATTTGCACTGACAATGGAGTGCTATGCAGATCTGTCACCGGCAGCTGATACATTGCCATACCACATCTATCTGCCTACTGGTACGACAACGGAGCAGGTTCAGCAGTCTATAGATTCCAGTACAGAAGTAACAGACTAATTGACATAGAAAAGGAGAGATAATCATGGGAACAACTGAGATAAAAGAGAACAAAGATGTAGTAGAGAATGCCGAAGTAGTTGAAGATACTGAGGCAGTAGAGGATGTGCGGGAGGTCAAGCCATATACACTTAGAAATCCAAAGGCTACAGATATAGCCGCATTCCTGAAGCTGTTCAGCAAGCTTGGAGTGAAAGACTTCAAAGATTCATTCAGCGGCAATGGGTTCAAAGAGCTTATTGCAAAAGAACGTGAGAAGCTTGCTGGTGATGGCGAGGATGATGAGGACACATCAAATTTCCTTGAAAATGTGGGTATTGGTCTTGCGTTCGAGCTTGCAGATGTGATACTGGCTAAGCTGTCAGACTGTCAGCGTGAGGTATTTGTCTGCTTATCACACCTGTCAGGTATGACAGTGGATGAGGTAGCAGATCTTGACCTTTCTGTGTTCACACAGATGTTATATGATGCGGTCACTCTTCCAGGTTTTGCGGATTTTATCAAGGTTGTTTCAAGATTGTTCGAGAAGAGACAGTAGGCTATCTCAAGTTCATGGATCTCATATTTAAGAGATATGCGGATCCGTACGCTCTGCTTGATACGATGATAGACAATCAGAGCTTTGATGAGTTTGTATGCACGTTTGTGCGTCTTGACGATGATGATAAGCTCTGGGATATGTATATCCATAAGTGCTGGGAGAACATATCATTCAATGACTTCAAGGCAAGGCTGTATGGCACATCAGGTGGCAGTTCACAGCCTGTCAGATCAGGAGCATTTGAAAGCAGAGACGAACTTGAAACAACCATAAAGGATTCTATGTCAATCATAGAGAATTTTAAACCATAGGGGCACACAGAACGTGTGTCTCTATTTTTTTATTATTGAGGAAAGGGGGTAGACCCTTTTGGAAGTATTTAAGATACTGGGACGAATCGCAGTATCAAATGAAGATGCGAATGAGAAAATTGAAGAGACTGGCGACAAGGCAGAGAAGACAACCAAAAAGATGAGTTCTGTGTTTGGCAATATCGGCAAGTTTGCGCTCAAGGCAGCAAAGGTCGCCGTGGTTGCAACAACGGCTGTGGCCACTGGAATAGCTGGCATTACTGCTAAGGCTGTAAGCGAGTATGCAGACTATGAGCAGCTTGTCGGTGGTGTCGAGACACTGTTCAAGGACAGTTCAGATAAGGTTGTTGAGTATGCAAATAATGCATATAAGACGGCGGGGCTGTCGGCGAACGAGTACATGGACACTGTAACAAGCTTTTCAGCGTCGCTGCTCCAGGGATTGGGCGGTGACACGGAAAAGGCGGCTGAAACTGCAAATCTGGCCATAACAGACATGTCGGATAATGCAAACAAGATGGGTACTGATATGGCATCTATACAGAATGCATATCAGGGTTTTGCTAAGCAAAACTACACGATGTTAGATAATCTCAAGCTTGGCTATGGCGGTACTGCATCCGAGATGGCTAGGCTTATCAATGATTCTGGTGTACTCGGTGACACCATGACTGTGACAGCAGATAATGTCAATAGTGTATCGTTTGATAAGATGATAGAGGCTATTCATGTTGTACAGACTGATATGGGGATAACAGGCACAACCGCAAAAGAGGCAGCCACTACAATACAGGGATCTATCGGCATGATGAAGTCTGCATGGACGAATCTGCTCACAGGAATGGCCGACCCATCACAGGACATGGGAGTGCTGATCAATAACCTTGTTGATTCTGTGATGGCTGTAGCTGATAACCTTGTACCACGAATAGCAGACACACTGCCAAGGATAGTTACAGGTATATCAAGTCTTGCACAGAAATTGGCACCATATATACCGCCACTTATAGAACAGATACTGCCATCACTGATACAGGGCGCAACATCGTTGCTGTCCGAATTGGTGAATAACCTTCCTGGCATACTTGAAACCTTGTTGCCGGGTATAGGTGGAGAACTGGGGCAGACACTTACATCTGCATTACAGTCTATATTCGGAACTTTGCAAGCTATTTTGCCTACTATATTATCCCTTGTTAATACACTGTTACCACCATTATTGCAGATAGTTCAGACGATTTTGCCGCCACTTACGAATGTGATCAATATGCTTTTACCGCCTATTGTGCAGATAGTGTCGCAGATTCTTCCTGTTTTGATTTCAATTTTGCAACCGGTACTGGAATTATTGCAACCAATACTTGATCTGCTTAATCCAATTATAAATCTGATCTTAATGATATTGGATCCATTGATGGAACTTATCAATATGATCCTGCCTCCGCTCGTTGAGGTGATAAGTCTGATATCAGAAGAGATACTCGGAGTGCTGAAACCGATACTTGAATGGTTTTGCGAGATGCTTGAGATCACATTGGAAGCGGCGATTATTGCAATTATGGCAGTTATCAACAACTGTCGTAAATCGTTTTCAATGGCTTGGAAAGGCATTAAGAAAGTCTGGAATGCAGCACCTGCCTTTTTTAAAGGCATATGGAATGGTATAAAATCAGCATTTGCAGCAGTAGGAAAGTTTTTTAAAGGCATCTTTACAACAGCGTGGAATGGAATTAAGAGTGTTTGGTCTGCTGTTACTGGTTTCTTCAGCGGAATATGGAACGGCATCAAGGGAATATTCTCAGCTGTTGGCACATGGTTTAGTGGTATTTTCGGCAAGGCTTGGGCTGGTATCAAGAATGCATTTTCACCGATGGTTAAGTTCTTTTCAGATACATGGCAGAAGATTAAGGATATCTTTTCCAAGGTTGGAACAGCTATCGCAGATGGCATCAAGGGAGCCGTTACAGCAGCTATCAATGGCATATTAGGTACAGCGACAAAGATCATTAATGGTTTTATATCTGCAATCAATGCTTGTATATCCGTTATTAATGCGATTCCGGGAGTATCAATTAATAAGCTTGATAAATTGAATGCACCACAGCTTGCAGAAGGTGGTGTACTTAAGAAAGGTCAGGTCGGTATACTTGAAGGTAATGGAGCTGAGGCTGTTGTGCCGCTTGAGAAGAATACAGAATGGATCAGTAAGGTAGCAGATCAGATGGCAGCAGCAACAGGAAGAACAGTAGACAATGAATCAGAGTTATCAAAGGTTCTGTATTTGATTCTTGATGTGGTAAGACATATTGATGAAAATATGTATGAATACATGGTAAGAGCACTTACAGAAGGTACGAAGCTTAAGATTGATGGTAGAGAATTTGGAAGGATGGTGAGAACATATGCTTGAGAATATAAAATATGTAAATAGTCAGGGGAATGTTCTTGAATTTGGAAAGAAATATATCTTTGCAAACGAAAATGACCTTCGAGACTATCAGTGGATCTATGATAGTGATCGGAAAAGTGTAGAGAATTTTCGAAAGAAAATTACAGAAAAGACGCTTCCGATCACTATTTGTTGCCCGACTCCGAGGATATGTAGGAATGTAAAGAATGATATGTTTGAACTGTTTGAACAGGATATCATCAATGAAGTGCCTGGGAAACTGTATATTGGCAATTATTACCTTGAATGTTTCATCTATGCAAGTGATAAGTCAGAGTATTTGGTAGGACCATATACAAAGTTATCTTTAAAGGTTGTAACAGTTGCAGATACATGGGTGAAAGAGGAATTGTTTCAGTATCGATATGAAACGATAGAATCAGACGATAGTGGACGTGGATATTCATATGGTTATGAATATGATTATTCCGCTTCACCAGGGAATGCTACACAGTTTGCAAATAGTAATTTTAATGAGGCAGAATTTATTATGACCATCTATGGATATGCGCAGAATCCGGCTATATCAATAGGTGGTCATATATATGCGTTAAACTATACTATTCAGGCTGGTGAAAGAGTAGAGATTGATTCAAAACGGCAGACTATAAGGCTATATAAAATGAATGGAGCAACTGTAAATATATTCCGATTCAGAGACAGAAAGAATGATATATTTCACAAAATTAAATCCGGAGAACAGGCTATATATTGGAATGCGGATTTTAATTTTGATTTGCTTTTGAAAGCTGAAAGGAGTGAACCGATTTGGATGTGATCTATACAGACCGAAATCTTAATGATGAAGGTTGCCTGCATCATTATAATATTGATCTTGATATTGCAAATGAGAAGAATTTTGAGATCACAGTTGGTATTAAGAATAATGTCATGCGTGGAGGCTATTGGTGGTATGTCAATGATACGGAGTATGGTGGTGTTGTAGATTCCGTAAAAGTGATAACGGAGAATAATGAGATCAGATATTCGGGAAGAAGTTTCAGAGGTATCCTTATGAGTAAAATCATAGAGCCTCCGTCCGGGGCAGCCTACCGGATTGTATCAGGGGATGCTGGAAACATTATTCAGGATCTTATAAATTTATGTGGACTGTCAGCGGTATTTGCTGCCGAACGTATTGGATACACAGTAAAAACATTTCGGTTTGACCGATACATAGATCTATATACCGGGTTAGTTAAGCTTGGTAAAGCTATAGGTATGAATTTGTACTTAATCGTTAAAAATGGAATAGTTCATGTATCATATGTGCCGTTAGTTGATTATTCCGACCGGATAGAATACAACCAGAACGATATTAATTTCACTATTGAGAAGACATATAGAGGTGTAAATCATCTTATATGTCTTGGTAAAGGAGAACTTCAGGATAGAACTGTAGTGCATTTATATGCTGATGCAAATGGGAATATAAGTACATCTCAAAGCCTATATGGAGTGGAAGAATATGTGAGTACTTATGAGAACACATCTGCAGAATCTGATGAGGACCTTGTCTCTGGTGGAACAGAGAGATTGCAGGAATTAATAGGAGCTGATGCATTTGCAGTTACAAGCAGTGATACTGAGCAACATATAGGTGATATAATTGGCGGATATGAAAGCGTGACAGATTCCTATGTAATAAGCAGTATCACAAATATAATAGTCAAGTTAGATGATGATACAGTTGATATATCATATAGTGTAGGTGATGCTACACGGAAAGGATAAGTAATGAAAATAGTAACAGGAAAAACCGGAGTAAATCATGTAACGGCAGATGATGACCGAGCGTTGAATCTTGGAATCATTGGAAAAGATAACTATGTGCTGCCAGTTGGAGATATGTTCAGGCTGACTATGGTCGATGTCAATACTGCAAGAGTATCCTGTGGGGATCTGGTTATGAAAGGGTGTCATGCTCGGATCCCTGCAGGAGATTATGACGATCTTATGATTGACAGCGGCAGTCAAGGATACAACCGGAAAGATCTTATTGTAGCAAAGTACAAAAAAGACACTGGCATTGAAAATGTAACACTTGAAGTAATTAAAGGTACACCATCTGCAGGGACAGCAGAAACACCAGAATATCCGACAGGAAGTATATATTGGGGAGCAGCAGAAGATACCTTCCCACTGTATGAGATTAATATCAATGGTATTAATATAGGAACAGTAAAACCTCTTTTTGAGATATTATATTCAAGGCTGTCATCGGTTTACACAAAGGCAGAGACGGATGATCATATAAAAAATGCTGTTGATAAGGAGACACAGGCAAGAACATCTGCTATTGATGGAGTAAAAAGTGATATATCATCATTGTCAGAAAAAGATACTGAACTTTCACAAGGTATAGATGATAATAAAAATAAACTGAATGCTGTAAACGCAGATATAGAATCCGTAAATGCTTCTGTAAAGAACTTATCTGACAAACATACTAATGACATTAATAATGTTAATGAAAGGATCAGTACAGTGGCTACAGATGTATTAAAGTTACAGAATGTTGATAACAAATACAGTGCAGAGTTCACAAATATAGCAGGTGTAATGTCATTGCCGTTACTGCCGGATGAAACAAAAGTGTCAACAATAGCGGATGTAAGAAAGGTACTTGATCCGCTTGTAGCATCTCTGCATGACGGATTTATTAATCTTGCAAAAATCAAGATAGAATCTGGTGGAAGTATTATAAATCCCGGTGGCGGAATGATCGGATCATAGAAAGGAGAATGAAAACATGAAACAGTTTATATGCACATTCATCGGAATGGTAGGATCAGCGATTGCATCAATATTTGGAGGTTGGGATACCGGGTTGGTATCCCTTTTAATATTTATGGCACTTGACTATGTATCAGGATTGGTGGTGGCCGGAGTATTCCACAAAAGCAATAAGACCGACACAGGATCACTTGAAAGCAAGGCAGGATGGAAAGGTCTGTGTCGAAAATGCATGACGCTTGTATTTGTGCTGGTGGCATACAGGCTCGATCTAGTGATAGGAACAAACTATATCAGGGATGCGGTAATCATAGCATTCATTGCGAACGAACTGATATCACTTGTCGAAAACGCTGGTCTTATGGGTGTACCACTCCCAGCGGTTATTACTAAGGCTATTGATATATTGCAGAAAAAATCAGAAAGTGAGGAGTAGAATATGAGTATTGTTGACAAGATTATAAACACGGCAAAAAATCAGATCGGCACATGTGAGCCGGACGGTGACGACAAATATATTAAAGTATACAACGAAGCGACAGGATCAACATTTGGAATGACTGTTGCGTGGTGCGCTATCTTCGTAACATGGGTTATGATCGTATGTGGAATCGCAAAAGAGGTCGTATTAAGATTCGCAAGCTGCACAGCTGGGATGAAGTGGTTCATCAAGCAGGGCAGATGGAAGAATGCAAAGGCTTATGGTGGCACATACACACCAGTTCCGGGCATTTTGATTTTCTTTTCCAAGGGACATAAGCTGACAGATCCGTCGCACGTTGGAATTGTGACGAAAGTAACATCTACATATGTATATACAGTAGAGGGAAATACTTCAGATGCCGTTCACGAACGCAAATACTTATTAAATGATCCGTACATCATCGGATATGGTGTGCCGTCATATGCTGACAATGTTAAAGCAGACATAAAAGATAATGATACCGGATACCAGACCATTGAGGTCAAGAAAGGCGACACGCTTTGGGAAATTGCCGCAAGGTATCTCGGTGACGGTTCACGGTATAGAGAGATCATGAGTTTAAACTCACTTACAAGTGCAACGATCCATCCGGGCTTAGTTCTCAGCATTCCAGGCACGAACGCATCAGCGAATGAGGCAGCAAAGAAGATAAAGACATACACCGTCAAGAAAGGTGATACCTTATGGGATATTGCTGCAAAGTATCTGAAGAATGGTAGCCGGTATGTTGAGATCATGAGCCTGTCGAAGATCACCGGCACCACGATTCATGTAGGACAGGTTCTGACATTGCCAGCAGCTTAGTATTGTGATAATATATAAGTGCTTATATAAATAAGGAAAGAACAGGATACCTTAGAGAAACGAGGTAAGACACATACAAGACACAAAACCATTAAAATAGTAAGGTTTTAAGCCATTTCTTGTTTCTGTAGAGGAAGCAGCAAAGGCTGGTAAGTTCTAAAAAAGCTAGGAAATAAGCCAAATAAAGAAACGTGAAAATACCTGAAAAAGTGATTGTAACTAACAAACAACTAACAGGTAACTAACACTCGTAACTAACAAAAAACGGGGCAGCAATTATAATGATTGTTGCCCCATATTTTTTATTCTATCTTTTCAATTTCAGTGTGAAGTTGCTTCATGGTCCTGTGGGTGTACACTTTCTCAGTCACATCCTCGATAGAATGACCAACTATCAGCTTTATGATGTATTCATCCATGCCAGCATCTTTGACCAATGTAATAAATGTATGTCTTGTATCGTGAGGACGGTGGGAGAGTTTTTATTTTCCCATGACCTTATTCCAACGGCTTCTGTATTTGTCGTATGTCATGCGCATACCAGACTGACTATCCGAATCATTGAATAAATAATCGGATTCCAATTCTTTAGCCTGATCTACTCGTTTTATGATCAGATCTCTTATTTTTGAATGAATAGGAACGCACCTGTTGCGCCCTGCATCAGTCTTAAGACCACCGAACATGGTATTATTTTTCAGGTCAATATCAGCTATTTTCAAGATAGACAGTTCTTGTGGTCGCCATCCGCTGTATATACCAATTAGAATCATATCAACAACACCATAGTTTATGTTCTTCCAGAGTAGATCTATTTCCTCCGGCGTAAATGGAACACGAATGATCTGAGACTTTCCACGCTTGATGGCAATACAAGAGATCTGCATAGACTGCTTGATGGACAGATTCGGGATGTGAACGAGCTTTTTGAGGTGGCAAACCTCAAGGTTGAAGCCCCTGGAATGTTTGGAGATCCGGCAGAAGACTGCAACTGCCGGTACTGTCTCTTGCAGCGTGCCAGATGGGCGCTGGATGATGTAGAACTTGAGACTCTGAGAAAGCGAGCGGAATACTTCGGGTTGGATAAGACAAAGGATTTTGAAGAGTACCAGACGAAGTACTTTAAGGTGTCGTTTCAGATTGAGCATGAAAAAGATGTTGCTAATATTATTGATGATGGTACAATAAAATCAGGTGCAATTAGTGGGGCAAGGAACTCATTTGGCGAGAAGGCTCAAAAACATGCAGAAACATATTATGGATTGGTTCGTAGCATGACAACAGATGTTGCTAAGATATCAAAAGCTACAGGCATATCGGAAAAAGAAATCCAAGATATAAAGAATTATATATTCCTAGAAAAGCATGATTTGGGTGGAGAGAAAAAAGAATATTTTGCTCCTGATTATATGCTGTCTCTTATACACATCTCCGAGCCCACGAGACCTCTCTACATCT